CTGAAGCCGATTTAGGAATAGAGATAGGTATAGGAATAAATACAGGAGAGGCAGTTGTAGGTAATATGGGAAGTGATACAAGGTTTGATTACTCTGCTATTGGTGATGCTGTTAATCTAGCTGCAAGACTTGAAAGCTCTACTAAAGAAGTAGGAGAGGATATAGTAATTGGGTACACCACAGCTATGAACTCTGATATACCCACTAGGTATCTAGACCCTATAAAAGTAAAGGGTAAGAAAGATGAGATAATTATTTATACTACAACTTAGTTAAAACTTTATTAGTATATTCTTTCACATACTTAGGAAGTTCATTGGTATGGTTGGTTGGGTAAATCTCAATGTAATTAAAGTCATCTTCATCAAACCATCTTTGTATTTCAACACTAAAAGATTTATCATCTTTATTTTCTTTAATATCTTTAATTACTTTTTTGTAATCTTTTAAATCCCAGTTCCAAGTATCTTCACCTTCTTTGATGTAAACATAAAATTCATATTTCATAATAGCCCTCCAGCTTTAATTAAAACTATTATAACATAACTAAAAATAAATGTCAACCCCTACTTTAGAGCATTAAGTTCTCTTTGAAAGTAATCGTGTAAGTTTTCTAACTTAGCTCTACCATTTCTGATAATAGTTCTCATAAGAGGTCTATCATCAGGAGGGAATACTTCATCAACCATGTCCTCTGGTAAGATACTAAATTCAGTTATAATTTTATTATCTCTTGTTAAAAGTATTTTGAAACTAACTAGGTTAGCTTCTTCTTTATTAGTCATGGGACTCCTCTAAATTTGTAAATTTAATATTGTCCTGTCTACCTCTTAGCCCTGCCTTCATATAGGTAGTAGCCCTACCTTCAAAAAAGTTCTGGTGTTCTACTCCGGTAACTTCATCAATCCAACCAAGTGGATTTTCTCTTTGGTCATAGTTAGTCTTAAGACCAAGTTGAAGTAACCTTCTATCAGCTATGTATCTATTGTAAGCATACATATCTTTTTTAGTTAGTCCTTGAATATCTCCCATATCAAACACAAGGTCAAGGAATTTATCTTCAAGTGTAACCATATGTCTACATATCTCATATAGTTCTTTCTTAAAATCATCTGTCCATATTTCTATGTTCTCTTTTATAAACTCTCTAAATAACTTTGTCATTGCTTCAACGTGCATGGATTCATCACGGATAGAGTAGGTAACTATCTGACCCATACCTTTCATCTTACCGAACCTTGGAAAGTTTAATAAGATTGCAAAGCTACTAAACAACTGTAGTCCTTCTGTAAAAGCTGAGTAGACTGCTAAAGTTTTTGCAATAGTTTCTTTCTTAGCTTTAGTAGGTTTAAAGTTTCCAACATAGTCATGCTTGTTTGACATCTCTTCATACTCTGAAAAAGCTTTGTACTCTATCTCAGGCATACCAACTGTATCAAGTAATAAACTATAAGCATGTTGATGTATTGATTCCATGTTTGCAAACGAACCCATCATCATTCTTGCTTCAGGCTTTTTAAAGATAGGCATATACTTATCTATATATCCTGCACCTACATCTACATCTGATTGAGTAAACAATCTAAATATTTGTGTAAGTAAATTCTTTTCTATATCTGAAAGTTCCTGCCAATCTTTAACGTCTGTATGTAATGGTACAGATTCTGGCATCCAGTGCATTTGATTCTGTAGTACATAGTAGTCAAACATCCATGGATATTCAAACGGTTTGTAGTAATCTCTCGTTGTTAATAAGCTCATAATTATCCCTCACATGCGATACATTCTGTATCTTCTAAATTTATTCTTGGTACTTTAACATTTACATTCTCTACTGTACGAGCAGCATTAGAACGGAAATAGTAAAGCGATTTAAGTTTGTTCATACCATACCAGTGAACATCATTTACGTACTGCATATATTCATCATGTACTTCTTGAGGTTCAGTTGCCTTTGGTAAAGTAAAGAACAGGTTGACAGACTGTGCTTGGCACACAAACTCCTGTCGTTTAGCAGCATGTTCAACAATCCATATTTGATTTATCTCATTAGCTGTTTTAAATATTTCTTTCTCATCATCAGTAAGAACATCTAAGTGTTGGACTGAACCATCACTACCCGATATGTCTTTCCAAATCTTTTCTAACTCATCTACTTTTAAACCTTTTGATTTCAAAAGCTTTTCAAGATATTTATTTTTTACTTGATAGCTTCCGGATAAAGTTTTGTGAGTATAGCAGTTAGCCCTGTAAGGCTCAATACTAGGAGAAGTCCCACTACAAATGATACCACTACTAGCATTAGGAGCAATAGCAAGGAGATTAGCATTACGCTTACCACTACCGTGGATGTCAGGAGCCTCGCCCCTTTCAATAGCCAACTCTTTAGTTGCTTCCTTTGCCTTTCCTTTAATGTAAGTAAATGCCTTATAGTTAAACCCAGATGCGTAAATACCTTCGAAAGGAATGTTCCTAGATTGAAGATAAGCATGGAAACCCATAGCACCGAGACCGAGACTCCTTTCTCGATACGCTGAGTAGGCACTCTTGGTAAAGCCTTCCTTACCTTCTTTAACATATTTTTGAAAGCGTTTAAAATTTGCACTGTATTCTCCTAGTTGTGTTGTATCTATTGCATTGTCAATGTAATGCTGTAAAACATTGTCAAGCATGGTTATTAAATCTTGTATAAAGTTATCGTCTTTTGACCAGTCATCAAAGTGTTCTAAGTTTACTGAAGACAAACAACATACTGCTGTTCGTTCTTCATCTGTTGGTAATGTAATCTCTGAACATAAATTACTTTGACGTATCTTAAGTCCTAAGTCTTTTTGTTTTTGAGGTAATGCATCATTACATGCATCAATATTTATCATGTAAGGCTCACCTGTTTCTGCTCTAGCATGTATGATTTGCCACCATAAATCTCTAGCATTTATTATCTTAACAGCTTCATTAGTTTTAGGGTCTATTAATCTCCAGTCCTCATCGTTTTGAACTGCTTCAAGAAACGAGTTAGTGATATTTATACCATTATGTATGTTAAGATTTTTTCTGTTGATATCCCCACCTGATTCTTTTCTCATGTTTATAAACTCTTCAATCTCAGGATGACTTATATCCATGTAAGCTGCGTAGCTACCACGTCTTGTTGTGCCTTGATTAAAGGCTAACATCTGTGAGTCTACAACGTGGATGAAAGGAATGCTTCCAGTAGAACGACTCCCATGAGTAGTTGAAATACCATTGCTCCTAATATCGCCCCAATATCCACCGATGCCTCCACCTGAACTTGCCAACCATATATTCTCATCATAGTGAGCAGATAAACCACCCCTACTGTCAGGAACATAATTGAGGAAGCAACTGATAGGAAGCCCACGACTTGTACCCCCGTTACTAAGTATAGGAGTGCTGAACATGAACCAACGAGAGGAAGCGTAGTTGTAAAGTCTTTGAGCCAGTTCAAAATCTGTCTCGTTCTTGTATGTTGCTCCGAAGACCGAGGCTCTTGCGAATGCTTCTTGTGCATGTGTTTCTCCTTCCCAAAAATATCTATCTTTGAGTGTATCTAAACTAAATTTATCAAATGTTTTTTCTTTGTCGTAGTCTATTTCAATTCCTAAGTAAGGCTTAGTTCCTATTTTATCTTCCACCATTATCTTGTTCCTTGTTGTTTACGTAAATAGCTATTATAGCATAATGTATAATTTTATACAAGTCTAAATTGTTCTTTCCATTTTTTTTTCCAAACCTCATAGCATACTTCATAATGTTTCCAAGACAAAAGCCTTCTCCATATCCTGAATCAATTATCATATCAGTTGCTTGGTACTTACCATTAGCATAGTGTTGGTCATACGTATTACCTACATAAGCCTTTAGTTCATTTAATATTTTATCTTCTTTGAATTTATAATTCACTACTTCTCCACTCCTTTGGTAAACTTTCTTCGTTATACCATGTAAAATTATTTGTCTCTGCCCATTCAGCATGAGTTCTTTTTGTTCCATCTTTTCTTTTTTTAGCTTGAGGCATAGGTGCAAAAGGTTTTTGAAATAAGAATACTAATTCATAATCTTCAGGCAAAGCCTCCCTTATATGTATATACTTACTAAACTCTGCGTAATCCCAAAACCTACCTTTAGCTTCAATTAAAATAGTTTTGTTATCTATTATCTTAACAAAGTCAGGCTCATACTTATGCTTAACAATATAGTCTATGTTATCCCAATGATGTTTCCAATCTTTAAGAAGAGTCTGATGTATTTCATATTCCCAAATACTATCATATCCTTTAGGTACTCCAGTCTTTTTAGGTCTAGGTTTTCTTGGTACTCTTCTAGGCATTATCAATAGAAGAGTCGTAGTTTTTAACTAGCTTCCAATATGTTAAGATACTATTAAACATAGCTAAATGTTTTTCATGAGATTCATCATCCCATATATGACATGATATTAAACCTGTATCTTTTCTATCAACAAAGATAGAAACTCTTTGTGGATTATCAAAGCCACAACCCTGTGCATAAGCAGACAACTGCATACCATGTTCATCATACACTAAATTAGATGGGTCTTTGCCTTCTAAGTTATCCTTAGTTTTAAAGTCTACAAAGATACCAGACTTAGAATATAAATCTATCTTACCACCATATCCTGAATCAGCACAGAAAGAATCTTCTGCAATCCATTCTTCATCAGGAAAGTTTTTATCTAACCAAGCTTTGATTTTCTTGTAAGGTTTTGTTTGACCTAAACCTAAGAAACCTTTCTCAATTTGATAGTGTATTTTAGTACCTTGTTTGGCAGCTTCCATACCTATCTTTTTAGAATCATGTTTACATCTATAAGAAAAAGAGTCAAGAGATTCTCCCTCGTATCTCTCTAAAGTAAGAGCCGAGTTGAGTGCTTGATTTATTTTCCAATTTTCTAATGAAGGTTTAGCTATCATACCTAGTATGGTAGTGACAGAAGGAACTAAGTTTTCTTTCTTAGCATCTCTAAGAGTTGTGTTCCTTTCTTTACCATTAGCACCGATGATAGTATACATTGGTTCACCCTCTTGAGTATACCAATGTCCTGACTCAGACGTAAATTTATTATAGCTATCTAATTCAGTTTTGTCAATCTCTTTTTTATTTTCCACGATGATTTACCCACCTTAATTTTCTTGTCTCAGGAATGAATAGTAAAAACCTTACACCTGCTTCTACTTGTTCCGGAGTTCTTGTTGATTTTGATTGCCAAATAGCACGTTTATTTTTTCTTCTTTTTATACCTGCTGTTTTAACATCGACTAATTGTACCATACCTTTAGGGTCTCTGACTACTAAGTCAATGAACCCATCACATCCACAGTTTCTAAATACTTCGTATCCGTTATCCCATAACCAAGTTACAGCATAATATTCTGCTAGGTCTCCTTTTCTACTGGATGATTTTTCTTTAATGTGTTTCATACCAATTCTCTCCTATTTTATATTCTCCTGTTAAAGGGCAACGCATGTTAAAGTGTTGACTTGCTTTCTCAATAGCTTCAACCCCCAGTTGTCCTACAAATTCAGCTTGAGATTCTTTCACTTGTATCTGCCATTCGTCATGAATGTTAGCTACAAACTTAGCATCAATAGCATTTAAGTTTATTAAATCTTGTAAGATACACATGGCTTTCTTCATAACAATAGCACCTCCTCCTTGTAATAAGGTATTAAGTGCAGCATGTTGACTACGTACATATATCTTACGACCATCTAAACCTTTGAGGTATCCACGTTCAGATGCTTTCTGTACTTTTTCTTTTAGATTTTTAAGTGATGGTAAGTTCTTAAAGAAAGTTTGTTTAAGTTCTTTACCTTTCTTTAATCCACCACCTGCAACACTACCTATCTTAGCATCACCTGCACCATATACCAAAGCATATATAAATGTCTTGGCTTGGTCTCTAGTCTTTAGACCTGCAAGGTTTTGATTAGTAGTATGTATATCACCATTGATAACTTCTTCAATATAATCAGAGTCATCCATGTAATGTGCTAACATTCTAAGTTCTAATCCACTAGCATCTATACCTACAAGTTTGTATCCATCAGGGATAGTCCAACATGAACGACACTCTTTACCATATGGACTACCTGCATTAGGTACTTGTGCCATGTTAGGATTTCTGTGTGTCATTCTACCTGTGATAGTTCCGTTAGGTATTACACTACCATGAACTCTATCATCTTTAAGTTCATCTATCCAAGATGTGACCTGTGCTATACGCTTCTGATATAGTAAGAAGTCTGCAATCAACTTAGCTTCTCTGATGTGTTCAATCTTTTTCAGAGTACCTTCATCTACAATAGGCTGTCCTGTTGGTGTAAACTTTTTAGGAACCCAACCAAAATCAATTAAGTATTCTCCAATTTGTTTACGACTACCAAGATTAAAGTCAACTAACTTCAGTCTCATAAAAGGTTCAACGTTTTGAGTTTTAATACAGTTACGATATTCTTCATCAGTCAATCCACGTTTAGATAACTCACCATCTTTTCTTACATAAGGTGTAACTAATTTATCATCAACTAACTTAGGCTTAAAAGTATTGTGTACTTCATCTTCAACAGCAAGTTGCTTTGCTTTAAGTTCAGCAAGAAGTTCCATAGCTTGTTGAGTATTAAAAAAGAAACCAGTCTTCTCTTGCTCTTTCATTATCTTAGCTACACGGTGTTCTAAATCTATACATTCTTTGCTGAATATTTTACCTTCTTTAATAAGGTAATTATATACAGCCTCATTTAGTTTAACATCTTGAATACAATACTCTAACATTTCAGGAGTATAGGAATCAAAGTCTTCAGGTTGTTCTTGTTTTAAACAACCAACACGCCAACCCCAAGCCTTTAAGCTGTGTCCATTCTCACGAACAGGATTGAATAATCTTGACATAACAAGTGTATCTTCTATCTTACAATTAAACTTAGCATCATATAGTTTTTCTAGTACAGGTATATCATAACCTATAATGTTATGACCTATAAGTGTGTCAGCTTCTTGTAAGAATTTGATACCTTCTTCTATCTGTGTGTTATCAAATGTATGTGACGTGCCATTTAGTTCTTTGGCTACAATACACCATACATTATTAGGATTTAATCCATCAGCTTCTATGTCAAATATTATTTTAGAATTGTTCATTGTCAAATGTTTCCTCCTCTGATACTTCAAACAATCTACCTGTATCAGAATTATATCGGAGACCACAAGCTAATCCTGTGTCCCCTGTATATCTAGACTTTAGTACCCTTACTTTTGTGGTATTAGCTTCTTCCGGATTAGTTGCCTGTTGATTTCTTTCCAGTGCAATTACACAATCCGATAGCTGTGCTATACCTTGTGAGCCTTTAAGGTGAGACAACGATACTTCAATACCTTGCTCGTGTCCTTTATCACCTGCTGCTCTACGTAAGTGAGATACTAATATCATACCAACGCCTGTCTCTTCAACAAGACTACGTAATTTATTCATTAGCATATCAATACCACGTCTTTCATCACCTTCATGAAGAACATTGACAAGCATATGTAAGTGGTCAACTACGACCCATTTACATTCACATCCTACAATAATATATCTAAGCTTGGCAAAGATATCATCAATGTCAGTAGCACCTAAATGAGAATGGATAAACACTCTACCTTTAGGTATAGTCTTATCAAACAAACTCATGAGGTCATCGTCTGTATAATTCTTACGCTTCTCTGATAAGTATATCCTGTCGTTAGCTTCGATAGATAAAATACCATCAGCAGTTCTTAGCCAGTTCTCTTCAAGTGCTACGATACCTACATTGTCTTCTGTATTCTTAATAAGCCAGTGTTCTAGTTCTCTTGTCACACTAGACTTACCGAGACCTGTACCACCTGTAAGTGTGACCAGTTCTCCTTTACGCATACCATAGAGTTTCTTGTTCAGTCCCTCCCAAGGATATGCAATACTCTCTTTCTCTTCTCTATGTAGCCAGTCATTCTTTTGAGATGATAGCTCCATGATACCTGAAGGAGTGTATGTTTTAGAGTTCCACCAAGCTTGGGTAAACTCTTGGAACTTCTTCTGTTTAAGCATTTCGTTTGCATCTTTGAATCCATTTGGGAATGACATGATTCTAGTTTTGTTAGGCTTAAGTATTTTAGCTACAGCTTTAGCTGCTTCTTTACCTGCCTTGTCATTATCAAAACAT